GCGCTTGACGCAGAAGCGGTGGCAGAACTAGCTGCCGCAGTTTCAGAAGCGGCGGCTGCAACCTTAGACGCTTCGGCCTGTTCTGCGTAATCCTCAATATTGTCTGTTGCAGTATCGCTGGTCATGCCAGCGGTTTGGGTCCATGTCGTAGTAACCATTAGCCTGGGATCCCCATACGAAGTGGGCCTGAGACCCGTGATTTCTCGTTGTCCTGGTTCAGCGCGTCGACTGCTGCCTTGTACAATGACGCCCAAACAGTAGTTCTTTGGTCGTCAGCTAAATAAGGCGCCGTATGCAATAATGAGCCGTAAAGATAAATGTCTGGGTAATAAGTCAAAACCCAATTTGCAGTATCTGTGGATGTCAGGGCCGGGATGCGTGCGTAGTATTGCATAGAGATTTCATACGACGTGTCGGGCACAGGGTAGAGCTCAATTTGGTCAGAGGTTAGCCGATAATACTTTGGCTTCTGGGCGGTGGAACTTTCCTCTCTGAGCTTTTGCAAGCCTTCAGCGGATATGGCCTGCAATCGGCCGCCCGCAGAAAGTTGTATCTGGATCATTTCCAGCCAGTCGATTGGCAAATTTTCGTACCGCTCATTGGCCGTCGTCGACACGCGCTTCTCCTGGCGCCAGTGACGGACGTCTCGCGCAATTTGCGCCTCCGCCATTGTAATAAAATCCGGTATGACCGCTGTCAGGTCGTCGCGGTTTAGCCAGTTGGCCATACTGGACTTTAGCTCGTCATACGTTGTGATCGCCATTACAGTGTACCTTCTCGCGTGCGAAACGCCCGATTTTCCGATTGGTTCAGCCACTTCTTGAGCGCTTTCGGATCGTCGGCGATGCCTTGCCTCTTCAGCTCATAATACACGGAAAGCGGGATGGAGGCCACCTTGGCGTGTTCTCCGAATTTACCCGACACTTCGTTGTACGAGCGCTTATTTGCTTCGATAATCTTTGTGCTGTCCTGCACGGTCTCAATGACATATTCGCCGTTGTTTTTGACGTGCCAATACTTCGTAATCCCTGTTGTCTCGTCGCGGCTAAAAAGTCTCTTCATCCTACCCTCCAGAGTAATGGGGCGACCGAAGCCGCCCCACCATATTTACGATACGTTCAAGTCAGCGATCAGGCCGTGGGCCTTTTCGTTGGATACCTTGAGGCCAGTTTCGCAGATGAGCATTTTCTTCTCGGCGTCGCCTGTTTTGGCAAGATCCACGGCTTGGATCGGACGCAGAGTTGCGACTGACGCATACTCAGTGTCGAGGCACCATGCGTCACGCTCACGGCTGAAGCGGTTAGGCACAACAGTCAAGGCGCCAAAATCTGACAGATAAACGTCAGCTGCACCGATGATGGTTGTTGGGCCATCAGTTGGTGCTTGGTAGCGCTGAGCCGCAATACCTGCGAAGCCAGACACGACTGTCTTGTTGTACGGGCCAACCATCAGCATGGATGGGTTGCCGCCGGCTGTGTATGCCTTCTGCATCACGTCTTTGAGCATGGCTTCTGTGAAGTCACGCTGCGTGCCGTCGTTACGGGCGTCGGAGCCGTCTGCCGCAGTTGGGTTGGTGCCGTCGCCGGCTTTGTTGACGTTGGTTGCAATCCACGCACCCAGGCCAGCGGTTACGCGACCAGCGGAAGCTGAACCGGCGGAACGGGCTGTATTGCCTGTGTAAATTGTTTCCAAGTCGCGCTTGATCTCCTTGCCGCGTTTGGCGAGTTGATATGCAACCTCATCGTTGCGGCCAGCCAAGTCTTGGAAGCCGAGGTTGTCAGCAATAATCATGCTGCGACGACGGATCTGCGTGTAGTTGCCCACGCGGACTGTGGCAGTTGTTGCGTCAAACGATGCAACATCGTCGCCGTCTATTACTGGCGTAACGTCAACAGAGGACAAATCATCCAATTGCCACTCAAAAAATGTGTTGGACACATTTTCGGAACCGACGTTGGATGTGAAGGGTGTTTCTTCTGGCGCGATGTTTGAGATGACGTTTGCCAGCTCTTCTCGGATGCCCTTGGCGTCAAAAGACGTAAAGGTGTTTGCAATGATAGTCATAGTTTATGCTCCTATAGCAAGGCTTTGATTGCGGCCGCGGCGTCGTTGACGCGACCAGTTTTTCGTGCGCGGTTCTGCGCTTCCTGTGCTGCTGAGGTGCGTTTAGGCTGTGACGCTCTGGAACCCGATTTCAATGTCTTGGTGCGTGGCTTCTTAGGTTTAGCTTTAACCTCGTTGGCCCGCGTTTCTCCACGATCATATAACATCGCCTTCCTCGCTAATTTCACAAGCGTTGCATTTGACATCCCGCTAACGTCCTGCTCGCTGAAACCTTCGCCAAGTAGGAAGTCCCGGATCTGGGTTGCTTCCGTGGCTGCGACTTTCTTGTCACGCCACTCGGGTATGATGTCAGGCAAGATATGACGCTGCTGCTCCAAATACGATTGCTGCATCTGCTGTTGCTTCTGCGCTGCAATCTGCTGCATCCGTTGCTGCTCAGCTTGGACGGCCTGGAGTTGCGCGGTGCGCGCCTCCTGTTCCTTCCTCCACTGGCGTTCTGCCTTCGCTGCCATTACGGGGTCTGTGTCATACAGAGTGTCCCAGTCCGGCTCCTGTTCCGCTGCCTGTTGAATGCGCTCCGCCATTGCCGGCAGTAGTTGCGCATATTCAGCACGCTCACGCTCAATCTCCTGATACTGCGCTTCCATGGCCTTTCGGTTTTCGGCGAGCTCTTGAGTTTTGCGTGTGTAGTCCTTCTGCCGGAGGTGTCCGCTGCGCAGCTCCTCAATGGTTATCTCTTCGCCATCGACCTCAATGGTCGAAGACAAATCAAGAGATCCATATTGGTCGCCGTCATCGTCGCCTTCGTCGTCCAGATCGCTTTCAGACCCCTCAACGGCAGAGTTATCAGCTTGCGCCTCATACTCGTCCTCTTGGCCATCCGGCATTTCGGCGTCNTCCACTTGCGCGGCTTCNGCCTCAAGCGCATCATCTGTCGCCACGTTATCCTNTTGGGGCGTAAGCATACTTCTGATTGCATTCTGAGCGCTGTACAGGTCAGTCCCTTGCGGGGTGCTGTTGTCTGACATCTCTTCTTCCTCTATTATGCTACTTTTTCATCTTTAATTCAATAGTAGCGTTNTCAACCATGCTGCGAAGAGACTGGCGAACCATGTCAATTCCCCGCAGCTTCATGTAAACAGCCTCCCGGCTGTCGGTGTCACTGGGGCCCGTTGCTTTGAACTGCGTCCAGCAATCCGCCTCGGCTTCTTCAAGAAACCGAAGCAAATCTGTGTCAGCGAGCAGGCGTTCAGCCTGCTTGCCGTCTGTGATGATCTGCTGCTTAGTCTTCACGCGCCGCCTCCGTGATTATGTCGGCTTGCGCCTTCATCACTTCGCGGTTGATCGCCATGTCGGCTCGGATCTGGGCGACGTCAAGCTGCGTGCCGTATTTCGCCTTCAGCTCCTCCGCCTTGACGCGGATGTCGGCCTCGAGCTCGTCGCGCTTGCGATCGTCTTCCATAATCATCTGCTCGCGCTTCAGTTGCAGCTCNGCCGCCTTCTTCTGCATGTCCGACTGGATNTGCTGGATCTGCACCTGGATCAACTGCTCGTTGATGTCTGGCTTGTTGTCTGGCGGTGGCGGCTGGAACTTCGCCGGATCGCTCCAGAATTGCGACGTGTCCTTGAAGCCAGCCAGTGACGTCATCTCCTTGAGTGTATTGCTCAGCTTGGAGATGTCGGTCAGCGGGTTCTGGGGGCCCATCGTCGACATGGCTTCCTTCTGCATCTCGCCGATCTGGCGCAGCATCATCATCCGCTCAGTGTCAGTCCCCCGACCCAAAGCCACATTAATCGAGACATCCATGTTCGAGCTCCAAACTCTAGGATCGATTTCGACGAAATCGTTATTCAGGCGGATCATGCGCGCCTTGTCCTGGTGTGTGGTGATGTTGTGCAGGATAAGCTCGTACAGGCGCTTAATGCCTGTCTCAGCGAATACCCTAGCAATCATCTCGATGTGCTGCTGTGCGGCGCTCACAGTGGCTGCCACGGCCGTTGCGGTGCTC